GAGGGACTATGATTGCGGAGTTTGCCGGTTACATGAAGTCAAGATCGCGCTGGACATCGTATTGAAGGGCAAAATGGGGCTCGGTGAAGCCATTGTCTGCGCAGAGGAGCTATACGGGAATGTCATTAAAGACATCCAAGACAAATACGACAAGGAACACCATGTAGAACGGCGGTATAGGCGATGAACCTTGAACCTAATCATATCTACTGCGATGACTGCTTGAGGCTCATGCAGAACATCCCTGACGGGAGTATTGATGCTGTGATTACTGACCCACCGTATGGTCATAATAATAATAATAACGGAGATTTGATAGCGCGACGGGAGGCTGCGCTTGGCGCGGGCGATTATATTCCAGAACGAGACAATAAACCCATCGCAAATGACGGTCCAGAGGCGAACGAACTGTATCGCGCAATGCTGCCGGAGGCGTTAAGGGTGTTAAAACCCGGAGCGTGCTGCTGCTGCTGCTGCGGCGGCGGCGGCCCAGATCCGCAATACTCACGCTGGTCTTTGTGGATGGATGAGATATTTGATTTCAAACAGATGGTGGTTTGGGATAAAGGGCCAATGGGCATGGGGTGGCATTACCGCCGTTCATACGAAACTATCTTGGTCGGACAAAAACCCGGCGCAGCATGTAAGTGGTACGACACTACGGGGCGGATTGAAAACATAATACGTCCTGCGTCCGGGATAAAGAAGATTATTCCCAGCGCGGACGATCATCCGACACCCAAACCGATTGAACTTGCGGCGCATTTTATACGACTCCACACGCAGGCTGGGGAAACGATACTCGATCCGTTTGCCGGACGCGGTTGGGCCTGTATTGCGGCAATCCGCGCAGGAAGAAACTTTATTGGAATTGAGATCGATCCTGAACACCAAGAGATAGCCCAGCGTCGCGTGGACGCCGAACTGAACCAGCTGAAACTTGAACTCTGAGGGGGGTGCGACCGATGCTTGAGCCGATGAAGTGGAGACTGTCATGTTTTTTCTGGTCATTGTACTGGCGAGTTGTTATCTGGTGGGATAACCGAAGGGGGTGCGATGAGTAAAAAATCACTCGCTTTCCAGTTTTACCCGGCGGAAACTTGAACTCTAATTTCACTTGACAAGCACGCGGAAGTTGGTATATTATAGATAGGCAGAACTTACGTATAACCGGAGGCCATCGACAACGGCATGTTTCAAAACTCACAAAAAAGAAATCAGCGATTATGCGGCGCATGGAGTCCCCACGCAGTAATGCCGGGGCTGTTATGTTATACTAACAGTGCCTACTCCATGCGCCTTTTTTTAAGGAGGCGGTAGGATGAGTAACTTAGAATTTATGGCACTGTATAAAGACCCGCGATGGCAGAAGAAAAGATTGGAGATCCTTGAAAGAGATGGTTACATTTGCCAAAGCTGCGGGGCGGAAGACAAAACCCTTCATGTCCACCATCAGTATTATGAGTACGGTAAAAAACCGTGGGAATACCCTAACAAGAGTCTATTTTGTTATTGTGAGGACTGCCATAAAAGAATTGAGGAAGAAAAAAAGCAAATCTTATCACTCATAAAAAAGATGGAGCCATGCGATTATTCGCAGGTTTTGGGATATATAACCACAATGGAGGCGTCACATCATGGCCATCATAAAGTGATTAATATCACCGACAACATGTTTATGCTCGGTATTAGCAACTTTTTCAGCATAGACGAGGGTGCTCTGTATCAAAAACTAGAAATACCTTGTAAGATAAAATACAAACGCTTATATGAACTGATCCGAGGCATATAATGAAGTGGTTTAAGCACATCTCAGACAGCCTCGACGATCCGTTTATTTTTGAACTCATAAGGAATTTTGGCGGCGATGGCTACCTCGTTTTCTTCGGAGTTCTTGAAATTATTGCAAGAGAATATCATCACAATTCAGACGGAACTGTAGTAGTTTCTGACAAGTTTCTGAGTAAAAAGTTACAACTTTCTCGTCGTAAAACGCTCAACATCCTAACGTTTTGTCAAAACAATTCGAGAATTTTTTACCGGAATTGCGATGGGATGATAACGCTTAACTGCCCTAAAATGAAAGAACTTAAGGATAACTACACGAAGGATAAACTTGCAAGTAACTTGCAAGAGACTGGCAAGAAACTTTCCAATCATAACAGAGTACAGAGTAAAGAGATAGATATAAAGAACCCCCCTACCCCCCGCTCAAAAAAACCGGTGGGCAAGGATGCGGCTAAGAAAAAGGATGCGGTTGAAATCCTGACTTATCTTAATCGGGTTATGGGGAAGCGATTTGATGTTAATCTTCCGCAACACCACAAATATATCATGGCGCGATTATCAACGCCCGGAATCACGGTTGCTGAATGTAAAAAGGTTATTGATACAAAAAGTAAAGATCCTCATTTCCTTGAGAATCCTAAATACATGAATCCCAAAACACTTTTTTGCCCTGCCAACTTTGATCGTTACCTCAACGAAAACCCTGACGATTATGACCGCTTTGTTGTTAAGAAGAAACCCCCTATCGATCATTACGGTGACGGCAGACCTTATAGGATAGACGTCGAAACGGATGAAAACGGGGAATAAATAAACGGGAGTGAGAAATGACTACACGCATTAAGAAATCTGGGATGATGGAGACCGCCGATGGGGACTTGTTTTGGGAAACCACAGACTATAACGAAAGACCAAAATGCCCGGTTTGCGGGAAAGTAATGGCTGAAGGAATGAAAAGCCCACAGAAAACCCGGTCAGGTATAGGTGAGTTCTATTGGTTTTGTCCACAACCGAGTAGTATGTGTTCGGGTGCAAAAGGGAAAAGGGAACGAGTGTGTGGTGAGATGTCGCTTGAAGGACAGGAATCAGCTTACGATCAGAATACCGAATTTTGGAGTCAGTACGGAATTGATGAATGTTTTCATAATACATCTCTAGAATCGTTCTACAAGGGCGGCAAACTTATTCGGACGTGCAAAGCATATCTCAATGACCCCAGTGAGTCTCTTCTGTTCCTCGGTGGGTGCGGGTCTGGGAAGACCCATCTCGCTGTTTCTATTTTCAAGGAAGTCATCCGCTCATGGTTCAATGCCGGAATTTCAAAAAAGAAAGGCATGTTTATGAACATGACGATGCTGTTCATGAACTTCGCCGCATTATATTCGAGCGACAACGGCTCACACTCGGCCCAAGAGCGACTCAAACAGATTCTGGCGTATGATTTCATTGTGATGGATGATATGGGCGCAGAGAAGCCAACAGAGCGTTCACGCGAGCTTTTACACTCGATCATCGACGGTAGGATACGAAGCATGAAGCCAACTATCATCACAACAAATTTAACACACTATGAAATAGGAGAAATGCTTGGTACCCGAATAGCATCTCGGTTGCAGGAATATAAGACGATAAATTGCAACATGCCTGATTATCGAAAGACTAGGGGGCAACCGCATTAAAAACAACTTGACAAATCCCCCCCCCGTATTCTATATTGACCTATATGCGGCATCCTTGTCGCTTACCCCTTGTTGCGAGTGGGGCGTTTGGTTCTCAGCCAGCGCCCCCAACATAATTACTCGGAGAGGATAAAATGGCACGACCAAAAAAGACGGTAGCAAAACCAGCGATAAACCTATCACCCACAATTACCCCGACAAACCCCGGTGACATATCCGGTGGAAAAATATCCCCTGAACTCCGTATACCCCCGGACATGGAAGTGGCGCAGGGAGCGACTGAAGATTATACTAACTCCGAACCCGTCAAGAAAGCCAAACCGAAGGCGAAACACCCGATCACACAGAAACAGCGCGAACAGATTAAATCAATGACCGTTATACAACTTCGCGGCCTTATCAATGAGAAATATCCACAATATACCAAGTTACTTGACATCTACTCTCGGCCAATTTTGCAGGAGCGACTTATTGAAATACTCGAGATGAGAGAATGAAAAAGGAGACTAAGCTTAAATTTAGGGGAAGAAAGCCTGACACGGAAAAGATGGTTTTTACTATTGATTTAAGCAAGCGGTATTTGATTGAAGAAACCAACGAATTTACCAAAGAGGTTATTGCCGAAAGGATAGCACGGTTGATAGTTATCAAAATTGATTGGGATGGTAATATTGAACTCGGACTTGACGGTCAGGTTTTTGCCCGAGAGCACCTCAACTTTGGAGATACCCTTCACGTTAATTAATATTATAAAACCTTTCTTGTTTATTATAATGGGGGTACCAAATCTAACATGGTTATTACCTATGTGCAGCTACCAAAACTAACAGTCAAGACAGACCAAGAGGGTGATTAAATTGGCGACAATGGGCAGACACAAAATTAAAATAGATTTTGGCATGGTAGACAATCTCTGTAACATCCAGTGTACGACAGAGGAAATCGCATCGGTTCTCAATGTTTCCGTAGACACGCTTGAACGGCGGTGCAAGGAAGAAAAGGAAGTGACCTTTGCGGTATATTCAGCTCAAAAAAGACAGGGCGGCAAGATGTCACTTCGCCGCAAACAAATGGAGCTTGCGCTTGCCGGGGACAAGACGATGCTAATCTGGCTTGGCAAGCAATATCTTGAACAAAGCGATAAGACAGACTCGAAAATCGGTGTAACGGTCAATTCATGGGATGCACTCGAAAAGAAGATTGCCGAGGAGAAAAAGAATGCAGGCGGCTGAGAGCTCCGCTATAACCAAAACCATGCGCGAAATCTGGCACCGTTCTCACGAGGATTGGTGCTATTTTGCTGAAACGATTCTAAACGTCAATCTCGACAACGAGCAGAAGCGTATCGTGAGGGCGGTACAACACGAGCCCCGCGTATCCGTCAGGTCGGGCAATGCACGGGGGAAAGATTTTGTTGCCGCTGTCGTATCAAACTGCTGGCTTCATCTCTACAGACCATCTAAGGTTGTCAACACAGCTCCCACGGGACGACAAGTTGAATCAATCATGATGACGGAAATATCCCGTATCCGCAATGGAGCAAGCGTTCCCCTCGGCGGTAGAGTGCTTGCGAGTGCCATAAAGTTCGACGGTGAGCCCGAACGATTCCTGATTGCATTCAAGGCATCAGATACGCAAGATGAAACATGGACAGGCTTCCATTCCCCGAATCTCATGGTTGTTGTTTCCGAGGCGTCGGGAATTGACGACCGCACCTTCAACAACATTGAAAAAATCCTTCCCGGAGATTCCCGGCTCCTGATAGTATTTAATGCCGTCCGCGCTCATGGTGAGGCGTTCAGGAGTATTAAAGACCCGCGATATAAATCATTCCGATTGAACTGCCTCGACGCACCGAACGTCAAAGCGAAGAAGATAGTTATCCCCGGACAGGTTGATTGGGGATGGATTGACGGGCTTATCCACAAGCCGGGTATGGTATCCGCAATTAGCGAAGACGATGTAAGGCCTGAGCTGCACGATTTCAAGTGGGAGGGTCAATGGTACAGACCGAGTGACCTCTTCCTCGTCATGGTTATCGGGGAGCCGCCGCGTGAGCAGGAAGATCAATTAATCCCCTATGCATGGATTCAGCTTGCGAATGAGCGTTGGCATGATGCGCAGGACAGCGGCACAGTGAATAAAAAAGGCGTTCCACTAACGCTCGGTGTGGACGTTGCTGGCATGGGTGCAGATAAGACATCCTTTGTTTTCCGATACGGAACAATGGTACGGAAGATACAGCATTACACGAAATGCGATCACATGGAAACCGTGGGCAGGATAAAGAACGTGCTTGTGGCAAATCCCGGAGGGCATGTCTTTATTGATACCATCGGAGAGGGTGCTGGCGTGTACAGCCGCCTCAAGGAATTACAGGATGCTCACTCGATAGCAAACGATTCGATAACAAGTGCGAAGTTCTCCGAAAGTGCGAAGGGCAAGAAGGATTTCACCGGATTGCGAACGTTCACAAACATGAGGGCGTACTGTCTATGGGCTGTCAGGGACGCGCTCGATCCATCGTTTGACCAGCATAGGGAGCCGCTTGCCCTGCCGCCTGATGACGACCTTACACAAGAGCTATGTGAACATCATTGGGAAACCAAAAGCAACGGTAGCATTTGTATCGAGGAAAAAGATAAGATAAAGGAGCGGCTTGGACGGTCACCAGACGATAGCGACGCTCTTGCGCTTTCGTATTTCCCGCAGAAGAAAAAGAGAACCCAGCAGGCGGGTACATTCGACAGGCGTCTTTTCGGGATATAAGGACAAGGGGGGGTAATGGAATATAGACTAATATTTAGATGCAGACGATGTGGCCGCATTACGGATGGTACTACAGAGCCGCTATTAGCATCCAGCCGCGATGGGGGTAATTTGGATATGATATTCCACTACTGCAACGAGAATCACACGATAATTGGGAGGCTTGAATGGATAGGAGAGGATGGTATTATCTTCAACGATCCCACGGTTGATGCTGCGGTGAAAATAATAGAGGGAAAGAGCGATGCCGAAGATTGAGCGGACATGCCAGCAATGCGGGAAAATATATAAACCAAGCAAAAAAGCCCCCGGAACAGGAAGACTATATTGTTCTCGGGCATGTTCAGATAAGGCGAAAAAAGGGGCAAAACTTGGGGATAATCACCATAGCTGGGTTGGTGGACGAGAAAAGGTAAGGGATAGAATACTCATAAGGCAACAGGATGCAATCAAAACGCTTGATATGGATAATAATTATACAATCCATTATCTCAAAAGACTGATTTGCGGGAAAACAAACATCAGGCAAATAGACGTACCATCCGAACTTGTTGAATTGAAGCGGGCGCAACTCAAACTCACAAGGGAGATTCGCAATGAGCAACAGAAAAATAAGGTCGGCTGAGGGCAAGGAAGTTTACGCAACCGATTCCGTTGAAGACCTATCAGCGAACCTATGCGAAGCACTTGACAATTTTCGGGCTGGCATTATTGATGTACCAGCGGCGATGTCAATAGCGGCTCTTGGCCGCACGATTATATCTGCTGAAATGCTTGGCGTCCTTAGGGATAAAATGGCGGGTACACCGCCAATGAGCAAGTTCCTCGGTGGCAAGGGGACAAGAGAGCTGCCGCCACAATAGGAGACCAACGATGTTAACACGATGTACAGAAAATTGTCCATATCTTGCGCCTGACTCTAAGATAGTAATGCGTAACGGTCACATTGAAATGTGCGCATTTTGCACGATACCAGCAACGCCAGTTGGCGAGCCTCGCATAAGATATTTTGACAACACAATGCGCGCATGGAGACTCAAAGAACCCGACAGGCAACATATTCCCCTGAAGGTTGATGATGGCGGCAACCTATTGAGATGCCCCGAATGTTTCGCTCGCTTTGGCGAATGTGGCCATGAGCTGCCCCGACAAAAGATGTGGATAACGAGATTCCTGAAAGCGGTCATAAAGAAAGTAGGTATCACATGACATTACCAGAGTTGCTCGACGCGGAAACGCTTCAGTCTTCATTCAAAGATGTTCTTGCAGTATTGACAAAGAACCCGAAGAGTACTGCCGCCGATATTACCGACAATCGGAAGGCGTATGACGGTGAACACGCCATTCTCACCGATGTCGATCGTCGCGATGAGGACGTTGGCGATAACGCGGCTAATCAGCGGGTAGTGAAACACGCCAAAGAGGTGTTTGTCTACCAGAAGCGCATTGTCAATAGCGCGGTGACGTTTCTGTTTGGAAAGCCCGTATCGCTCATCCTGAATAACGATAGGGAGGATGCGCTCAAATCAATAAATGCCGTCTGGAAAAAGAATAAGCTCGATTATTTTAACAAGAAACTTGCCCGTGACCTGTTTGTAGAATGTGAGGCGGCTGAACTGTGGTATTCGCCGCCGAAAAAAGCGGGCGTCCCGGCGCGGATACGTGTTTTACTTCTGAGTCGCAGGGAAGGGTACCAATTCTACCCGCACTATGACCCCTATGGTGATATGGATGCGTTCACAATTCTTAACGATACCGAGGATGACAAGGGAAAAACCATCCAAAACGCCACGATTTACACGGCGGCAGATGTTATTCGGGCAACAAAGATCGGTGATGGCGATTGGCAGGCCAAGAAAGAGACGAACCTTGTCGGGATAATCCCCGTTGTGTATTATGAGCAAGACGCGCCGGAATGGGCTGGTGTCGAGACACAAATCGAACGTAGCGAATATCTAGCAAGTAATTTCGCCGATACCAATGATTATTTTGGCGCACCTGTGCTTGAGATTAAGGGTGCTGTTACCAACCTGCCGAAAAAAGAGACGACAGGCAAGGTTGTTGTTGTACAGCCGGAAGAGGATGAGGCCGGACGAGTAACATACCCCGGCGGTATTAAATTCGTTACGTGGGAAAACGCACCGACGGCGATGACCGCCGAATATAACATGCTGAAGGATGCAATCTACGGCATGACACAGACGCCCGACCTATCGTTTTCAAACGTCAAGGGCATGGCCTCTATATCGGGTATCGCGTTGCGCCTCATGTTCGCCGATGCGATGTTCAAAGCGCAGGATAAACAGGAGATTTTCGGCCCAGCGATGGAGCGCAGAATTAGCGTGATGAAGGCCATTATCGCCGTAACTGACAAAGGAAGGGCGAAGTCACTGGCCGATGCCGACATAGACATCAAGTTCAACGATGTACTACCGGAAGATGTTCAGGCTGTTATGGAGGCCTTATCGACAGGTCGCGGCGGTGAGCCGTTTATCAGCCAGAGGACGGCTATTGAAAATAGCCCGTTTGTAACTGATCCAGAGGAGGACGACAAGGAACTCGACGCAGAGAGGATCGCAAACTTTAACGTTCAGGGGACGTTCAGATGAAAGTCAATCGAGGGGGTGCTAATGGACAGAAAGGGGCAAAAGTTCGCTCATTTATTACCATCGCCGCACATAGGCTGGGTTGGTAGCGGTACAATCATCAGCGTATCCTACGATGAGGCGTTGAGGGTTATAGATGAAATGGGAAAAGAGAATGAAACATTAAAGGTGAATCCAGAGGAAGCTGAATGAACGCCTTTGAGCGACAGCGCGTCCGTGATATAGCCGCCCGTAACCGCCAGATAAGCAAGGCGGTGGACAATGCAATGAAAGACCTGTCGCGACGTTTTACCACGGCGAAAGGACGACGATTCGCCAGCATCATGAATCGGCGGCTCGAAGCCCTTCACGATCAAATCCTGAACCTCAGCGAAGGCGGCATTCGCAACCAGTGGCAGCTTTCAAACAAGATGAACAACAATACCATCGACGGTTATCTTGCTGGCGTGAAGGTATCAGACGCGCTGCTCACGTCTTATCGTTCGCCGAATCTTTCCGCGTTGAACGCTTTCCTTGACCGCACAGAAGCGGGGATGAATCTAAGCGACCGCATATGGCAAGTCACCGATGGCGTCAGGACAGAGATGCAAGACCTTATTTCCAGCAGCGTTCTTGAGGGCAAGTCTGCCGTCAGATTATCGCGGGAACTGAAGGGATACATCGCCGGCAAGCCGATAAAGTACGAGGGGAAACTTATCAAAGGTAGCAACCTGAACTTTCAGGCTATCAGGGTTGCCGCGTCTGAAATGAATATGGCGTTCAGGAAGAGTGACTTCCTTCAGAATAGTAAACTGCCATTTGTGACGGGCGTCACCGTCCGCCTATCGCCAGCGCATCAAATCGAGGATATATGCGACGAGATGGCGGGTGAATATCCAAAGGGATTCGAGTTCATCGGCTGGCATCCGCTCTGCATGTGTTACGCCACGTATAACACGTTACCGAAAGAGGAGTTTGTCAAATATATCGAAACTGGAGAAATAGATTCTAAGCGGTTTGTAAAAGGTGTCCCCGGCAGGGCGCAACGGTATCTCAACAAGAACGGCGCAAGGCTGCTCGGATATGAGAATCCGCCGTATTGGTTGGATAACTTTACAAAGAACTTGACGCTCAAAAAGACGGTTTCAGGGGTGTAAAATAGCCCGAAGGGGAACAGATAATGGAATGGCACCCGTGGGATGATTTCGACATAGGAATGAAGGTTAAAGAGCCGCCGTGTAAGGACTGTGAGCACTTCGAGCCAACAGTGGAGAACTTCCCCGGCGGGCTATACAAAGGCGTGAGGATATGCCAAGCAGCGGAAATGTTTCCTGACTTCAGTTGTTTTAAGCAAAAGGGATAAAACATGAAGAAACTTAACTTCGTGCGGCGGTGCACATCGTGGATTTCGAGATTAACCGCGCCCGCCAGTGTGTCGGGCTGCGGGCGTTGCAAAACAAAATGGTGCGGTTATTTTAAAGCAACCCCACATAGTACGGAATACTCATCACTAAATGGTTGTTTTCCCCTGTGTGAGAGGTGTTGGCAGGAGTTAACGCCAACTGAAAGATTGCCTTATTATAGGGATTTGTGGGAATCATGGAATGACGGCTCTATACTTTTTGAACCCATAAAACACGCTGTATTGGAGGGGAAATGAAGAAACTTGCTTTCATCTGTACCAAAGGACTCGACGCCTTTATCGAGCCGATAGCCCGCGAATTCGAGAAGCTCGAAGAATATCAGATGCGCCGTTTTTACGTCCAGACAAATCAGGAAATCATCGGTGCCGTTAAATGGGCAGATATTGTTTTCCTCGAATGGGCGAATGAATCTGCTATACTCGCCACCCAGATTTATGACCTGAAAAAGAAGGGCGTCATTTGCCGGTTGCATAGCTACGAATCCCTAACGAACATGCCAGAGAAAATTGACTGGACGCGAGTTGACTACCTCATATTCGTCGCACCGCATATCCGCGACATAGTTAAGAAACACGTTCCCGACATTGAAGACAAGGTATGTACGAAGATTATCCCGAACGGCGTTGACATGAACGCGGTCACGCTGAATGAGACACTCAATCCTCACGATATTGCGTATGTTTGCAATATCAGCCATAAGAAAGAACCTGCACTTGCGCTACAGATTATGGCGGAACTCGTCAAGATCGATCCTGAATTCAAGCTCCACGTTGCCGGAACATTTCAAGATGAACGGTACGAGATTTACATGAAACACATGGCAAAAGAGATGGGGATCGAGGACAATATAATCTACTATGGATTCGTCAGTGACATGGATACGTTTTGGGAAGGCAAGGGTATTATCCTTTCAACGAGCATTCATGAAGGCCACCCGATGAACGTGATTGAAGGTATGGCGCGAGGACTTCTGCCGGTTGTGCACAACTTCATTGGGGCGAAAGAACTCTATACTGATACGTGGACTTTCAACACCGTGCGCGAGGCCGTACATATGATTCATGGCGCGACATGCAGTACACCCGATGGGTTTCGACTCCACATTCTTAATCGTGGTTGGACGCTCGAAAATCAGATGGAACAAATACGCCTTCTTGTCGATGCTGCCGGTGAACCCAAAAAGGAGGAGGGGGAGTCAAAGTCATGATGGGATTGAAAACCCTGAAACCACTGACACCGGAAGCAAGAAAGGCCTATTGGCAAAAATGACAATGAATCTCTCGATGGAAGTATTCGTGGATGAATTCCTCGATAAACGGATCGTGCCCGACCGTCAAAAGATATTATATGTTGGCATGAAATACGATTACGGCTTCCGGGAGTGGGGGCTGAGTTACGAGCATTATAATCTGTACCTTGCGCTCCAGTCGATGGGATATTCTCTCGTGTATTTTGACTATCAGAATTTCGGGAAGCGATTCGGGACAGATAGGACAACGGCATTGCTGAAAGAGGCGGTGTATTATTATCATCCCAATCTACTGTTTTACGTTCATATACACGACGTGATCGACCACGATGCATGGAAAGGAATGGATGTCAAAAAAGTAATACATCTTGCTGACGACCATTGGCGCTATGAGGAAACAAAGCCCGTATGGGAACTGTTCGATAACGTCATTACGACCGACGTAGAAGGCTATCAAAAGCGGACGGGGAAATGCAACGTTATCTTGAGCCAGTGGGGCGTGAATCTCAGGCTTTACCGGAAGATGGACATCGAGAAGAAATACGACGTGACGTTTATCGGTCGTGTCCACAGTGACCGGCAAGAGTTTGTCAATAAACTGAGGGCTGCCGGTATAAGCGTTCGCACGTTCGGCGTTGGATGGGACGGCAAGGATGAGCGTATATCTCAGGCTGACATGGTACGGATTATTAACCAGAGCAAGATTGTACTTAATATGTCGATGTCATCGAAGGGCGGCAAAATACAGGTCAAGGGCAGGGACTTCGAGGTGACGTGCTGTGGAAGCATGTTACTGACGCAGGATTCCCCTGAAATCAGGAAGTGTTTTTTGCCGGGGGAGGAAATTGCCATTTACAAGGACGTTCAGGACGCGATAGAGCAGTGCCGGTATTACCTCGAAAATGATGAGAAGCGCGAGAGTATAGCTGAGAGAGGCCGGGCACGAACGTTGCTTGAACATACTGCGGAATACGAGATGCGCAAAATGCTGAAAGGAGTTGGACTATGAAACAGTATAATCCTGATGCGAAGTGCCCGAAATGCGGAAACGGCGTAACGAATGACAAATACCGAGAAAAAGAACGGTGTGCCACACCCGACGATATAACGGATGTCACCGTCACGCTGGAGCACATCGAGCGTACCTGTTTGAATTGTGGCTATTCGTGGGATGAACTGCCGCTCGATGAGGAGAAACCATGATAAAGCACGTCACGATTGAATATACGGTTGCAATCGATGATGAATACCCGGAATGCTGTTCTCATGATTGCCCATATTACAGTATAATCCGCAATACTTTAAGGCTAAGCAAGAGAAACATCGAAAAGAGGGTGCTTGCCG